TAATTAATAGGAGAACTTTATGTCTTTCAAAGGCGATATACAAGCAACAAGATCTGCGGCAGCAGCAGGAGCATCTGCAATTATTGCTCAACCTATTAGATTGAGAGGAATAATTATTGCATCTGATGGTGGAGGAGCAGGTGTACTTGAATTAACCACAACATCAAATTCAGGGACAACATTGTTTCAAGCAGATATACCTACTGGAGATGTAATTAATTTTAACTTCCCAGAAGATGGTATTCTGTTTCCTGCAGGAATTTTTTGTAAAACAAAAACAAATGTTACTGCATATACTTTGTTAACTGATAAATACTCTGGACCTAACATGACAGGTCAGAACGGTTAATAAATGAACGGTATGAATAAAAGTATACCAGGTTTTAAAAGGGGGTCTGATGTTCAGCCCCCTAAGACCAAAAAATATTTTAGAAAAACTGAATCTGGTGCAGGTATGACGAAAGCAGGTGTTGCAAGATACCGAAGAGAAAATCCAGGATCAAAATTAAAAACAGCCGTGACTGGCAAAGTAAAAGCGGGATCAAAGGCAGCTAAACGTAGAAAATCATATTGCGCTAGATCTCTTGGTCAGTTAAAAAGAGCAAGTGCAAAAACTAGAAATGATCCAAATTCAAGAATTCGACAAGCAAGACGAAGATGGAAATGCTAAATTATTTTACGATACTTACATTGATAAAGTAATAGTAGATAATGTATTAGAAATAATAAATAAATATGATTTTTATGATGAGTCTTCTTTTTCAACAACTGTAAACGGTCTTCAAACTTCCAATATAATAGATTTATTTTCTGAAAAAATACTAAAAGATATAATACCTATAAATGATTTTTACAAATCACTTTTTCACTTGCATTATATAAATTATCGACATGGCGGATCTCAAAAAAAACATGATCATTCAAAGACGGAAAAATACTCCTTTATTCTGTATTTAAATGATGCTGATGGAGATACGGTATTTGAGTCCCCAATAAACAAAAATATCACACCTAGAAAGGGTAGGTTAGTTGTGTTTTCTTCTGATATAATTCACTATGGTTTAGAAACATATAAAAATAAAAAACTTTTAGTTGGAGCTATTACTCAAAGAAATTCATGATAATATATGATTAATGCTTAATTTATTAAAAAAATTATTGGGAATAGATAAACTAGAATACAAAATTAGATTGTTGGAAAGAAAAGAATATTGGAGGACAAAATATAAACATGGCTTATCTCAACGCGAATCTACCCCCAATATATTGTAAGATAAGAAAGGAATATCTTTATGATCTTAAAGAACATCAAGGAGAGTATAGTGACTGTGTTATCTTTGGTCTTACTTCCATTTCAGGTCGTGCACTCTTATTTAATATCATGCTTCCCAACGGTGCGTGCTATTGGCGTTTGCCTATCTCAGCGTTTTTCCAAAAATCGTATGATAGAGCCGATGTGCCGGATATGCAGACGCACGAGTTGGAATTGTGGAACAGTTTTAGTTATTGGCCTAGTGTTCATTGCTTTGATTGGTTGGATGGTGTAAGCGGAAAATACCTAGGTTTAGATAAAAAATTTTATCATGGTAAGTATTTATTCACAATCGATTGGGCTCATCCAGAAACTAATATTTTGGATACGGAACATTCTGAAATTCCTCAAGAACATAAGTGCGCACATATATTGGAGCTTGCTAACGGTAATTATGCAGCTCAGCCTAACAATCGTATTTTGTGGCACATTAATAGTTATACTACTGATAACAGTTGGCCAGACTATAAGGTACAAACTACATACTGGGATGCAGAAGATAACAACATGGTTACAGAAGATAGTGACAAAATGTTTTACGCGATGGATGAAAAAGAAAAATCAGTAAATGATATTCTAATGGAAGGTTACACTGAAGAAAAGGCAAAAGCAGAGGATGAAAGTTACGAATGATAGATAAATGGATTTATAAGTTTTGTGGGGCACTAGACAGAGTTGGTCGAATAGTTGATAATCTTGTTCAACGTATGAGTGAGATAAAAATGAACTATTATTTTACAGGTTTACTAATTTTAATGTTAGTGGTGTTGGCTTTCTTTGGAGGACCAGGTGTCCAATAAACCACTTAACATCGGAGAAGATGCTAAAGTTGCAATGCCGATGAAGACGGTAGCTAGCCTGATTTTGCTCGTTGGAATGGGTGTGCTCGGATATACAGAGTTAACTGCAAGGTTAGTATCGTTAGAGACATCACGTGAGTTGTTTGAGAATGATTTGTTAAAAAAATCAGAACAAGTGCCCGTAGACCAGGAGCAACATTTTTTATTGGAAGATCTTTATAAGTCCGTTGAGAAAATGGAAGAAACTCAAGAGATGAATATGACTAACAAAGTAAACATAGAATTTTTAAGAGAACAGTTAAAAAAAGCATTAAGTGATATTGAAGAGTTAAAAGATAAGGTAAGGCAAAATGGAAACGGTCATTAGCACAGTAGTTGCGCTTTGTATGTTTGTAGCAGGAGAATTAAAAGAACACAGAATTCAACCTGCAATGAGTGACTGCCTCAAAGGGAAACGGGTTGCAGAACGTACAGCAAATGATAATATTAAATATAAGTGTGGAAAAGTAAAAGTTGAACTCGAAGAAAATATAGACGGATCAAAGGCTATTAAAAAAATTGTAGATGAACCTAAGTAGAAACTTTACCCTTTTGGAATTAATTAAATCGGACACAGCTGTTCGTAAAGGAATAAACAATAATCCAAATGCAGGTCAAATAGAAAAACTAAAAGCACTTTGTGAAAATATTTTACAACCAGTCCGAGACCATTTTGGTAGAGTCAAAGTTACATCGGGGTTCCGTTCAGAAGACCTTTGCCTTGCCATAGGATCGAGTCGAGACAGCCAACATGCAAAAGCTGAGGCCGCAGACTTCGAATGTGTTGGAGTTGATAATGCTGAAGTAGCTGATTGGATTAAAAAAAACCTCGAGACAGATCAATTGATTCTTGAATACTACACTCCTGGCGAACCTAACTCAGGATGGATACATTGCAGTTGGATACCTGAGGGGAGACGTGAACAATTTTTACTTGCCTATAGACAAGATGGAAAAACAAAGTATAAACCAGTCATAGGTAAAGCTAAAGATATTATATGATTCATCACCATATTTATAATGTTCCAAATTTTAATCAGCACAAACAAAACTTAATAGACTTAATTTACAAAATACCACAAAACCCAATTAACAATATTGGAGATAAAATATTTCATCAAGATTATGGACTACCTAAAACAATGAAGAGAGAGTACAGTGATTATTTTCAGAAAAATATTTTTAATGAATTTGCGTCTTCAATTTGTTCTTTTTTTGGTTCAGAGGGCGTTGAATTATCTAACATTTGGTTTCAAGTATATAAAAAGGGAGATTATCACCATAAACACTCACACCCTGATACAAATCTAACAAATGTTTTTTATATAAATTTACCAAACCCAGACTTGAAAACTGAAATTTTTTTACCTAAGAACGATACTTTTACATTAGATGTTTGTGAGGGTGACATACTCACTTTCCCAGGTTATTATGCTCATAAATCTCCAGTTAATATATTTAATGAAGATAAGATAATTATTTCATTTAATATGAATACAGTTTGGAGAAAATATTAAGGAACTTTATGCCAATAGGAAGATCGCAAATATCAAAACAAATAGAAGGTAAACTTAGAGGTGCGCGAGATGAAAAAAAGAAAAAACAACGAGTCATCGCGAAATTACGTAGCAAAAAGTCTAAGGTCTTCAAAGTTTAGTCAAAAAGTGATACAATCCAAGAAATTGTACAACCGTAAAAAGGACTTAAATGGCGACTTCAGGAACAACTAGTTTTAATCTTAATATTGATGAGGTAATCGATGAAGGTTATGAAAGATGTGGTCTTAGCACTACCTCTGGGTATGAAATGCGTTCTGCTAGAAGAAGTCTAGATCTATTATTTGCAGAATGGGGTAACAGAGGTATCCATCTTTGGAAAGTAGCTCTTCATGAAGCAACTTTAGTTAGTGGGCAAGCAGAATATTCTGTTGCGGCTGATGTTAGTGATGTTTTAGAAGCTTTTGTATCTTCAACTGCAGCAGGAGCAAATAGTGTCAATACTCAAGATGTATCGTTAACAAAAATAGATAGATCAGCTTATGCAGCTTTACCAAATAAATTAGCTCTTGGACAACCTTCACAGTATTATGTAGAAAGATTAACTACGCCTAAAATATATTTATATCAAGAACCTGATTTAAATACTTACACAACATTAAAATATTATGTAATAAAACGAATTGAAGATGCTGGTGCTTACACTAATGAT